GAAAGTTGATCCGCATGAACGGAGCATCTCGCCATGACACCCATCCACCGCGAAATTCCTCGGGCAGATTTTCCATGAACATCCGCGCCTTCGGCAGCAACGGCTTCATGGTTCCGATGCGATCAACCAAATCCTCTTTACGGGAACCGCAGCCGATGGCGACACCGTCGTTGAATAGACACAGCGTGCATGACAACGACATCGAGAGCCACGAAATTCCCATGTCGCGAGATTTCTCGGTCAGTCCAGGCGTCCGCGCCCGCCAGTGTCCGACCATCCAATCAACCCATTCCCGCTGCCGTGGGAAGAGGATAAACGGTATCAAAGCAGGAAGCCCGATATCGACGTTGCGAGGATCATAAGTGACCCCAAAATCATTGATAAAGTCCGCCGGATTTTCTCGATAGTATTCCTTTAGTTCAGGAAGGCATCCCGGATGCGCCCTGATCTCGGCGAGCACGTTTAGCCGCTGGCGAAAGACGGCCGCGTAATTAGGTGATTTGAAATCGAAATTCTTATATTCCATTGCGCTGTCTCTCGGCCGCCCGCAGCCGACGTTCTCTTGCCGCTCTGCCTTTCCCGACAATTTGTTGATTGGCCCCCGGCACTAACAGTTGTCCTTTGCGTACGGTTTCTTTCCCAATGATCATCCAGACAATATGACCGTGTGGGTTCGGTGCCGTCGCTTTTCCGACGTGAGGCCCCTCGATGAGAAAAACCTGCCGCCAGTTACGCCCGCTTATCTCTATTCTGATCTTTCCGATGTGTGCAAGAATGTCCAATGCTCTATAGAACGGTAAATCATCATTCTGCGGGCAGCGGCCACCATTGATGGCGACGGCCTCGATCATTGCAAAGGCTTTATTGATTTTCTGTTCATCCATTGCCGGTTGGCCCGTACGGCAGGTTCAAAGCCGTCTCGACTTGCTCTCGCGTAAGATTTCCTTCAATGGGCACAGCATCACAAATCTTCGTGCAGGTGTCGCAAAGCATCAGATCGGCTTGGATCGTGGGTTGGCCTGACAGTCCGATACGATCAACAGTCGTCTTGCCGCGAACGCCCCACGTATAGACGGTGGCGTTACCGCATCTAATTGTATCACGAACTAACGCCTCAAAATCCTCATACACGCCGTCCTTCAAATCTTGGGCTACTTCAAGTTCAACGCCGAAGCGCTTACTGCAGGCTTCACATTGGCAAAGCGCATCGATGCGAACAACTGGCATGGTCACTCCTATTTGATTTTAGTGCAGTCATAGTCCGGCCTCTGGTCGCGATGGATGATGCTGGTTTGACCTCTTCCAAAAGAAATGTTCGTCAGCCCTCATTAAAAGTAAAGCGGCCACAATGTCATCAGACGGGCACATACCTCCCGCCCACGTCCCGCTATAATATGAAATTGGATGCATACAGAGGCAGGCCAGGATGCGGCAAGAACTTGCATCCTTGTCGCGGGCATCGAGACAGACAGTCGGCTTCAACCGGCGAAACATATACGTCAAACCGCTACGCTCGCTTCTCTCGAGGAACATGCCGGTGAGCAGGTATTGCTTGAACTGATGATGCCGCAGCAATGTACCGAGCAACTGGATGGCGTTGTGTTCCTGCTCGATGCCCCATGCCTGCGAGCAACCCAGCGTCCTGAGATCGATGCTGATGTGGTGCGGTTTATGGTCGACCGTGGCAACGATCTTGCCGTTAGCGGCCTGCCAAATATAAACTTCGGCCTTTAGTCGATCAGACCAGAACCGGTTTCTGATTGTTACACCGTCAGCTACGTTGGCGTCGACCTCGTCACGCTGGGCGCCGATCGCCATCATCTCTGTGGCAAACGGATAGCGTGGATGAATCACCATCTGCTCGCCGTCGAGCGGCATCGGAATGCCAGCCCAGACATCGCGTTCCTTGGCGATCTGCCGGAGACCGTTGCGGAGCCCGGCGAAGTTATCGACGCGATTCAAAGCCTCGACGGCGTACGGCTTATCCGCCTGCGATATGCGGGACCGCAACTGCTCGTGCGGTTGAGGCATGGATCGTTCGCTCTTTCTTGCGGCCTTTCGATGCTCGCGCATTGCCTGCCGTCGCTGCTGTCTGCTCACTTGCCGTCTCCCTCGCGTCAGACTGGGCTGCTACTTCTGAATCAAAATCAGCGATGGTGTATTCGCAGGTATCCGCGCGGAATTTCTTGACGCGCTGAAATATCTTTTTGCCTTTACGCTCGACCTCGATCATCAGCACGTAGCCACGTTTGATCATGTCGGCGACGATTCGAGCTGCGCGCTGCATTTCGGCGGGGTTATCCTTATCGAACACCAGTTTGGTGTCGCCGGCGCCGACGTTTAGGATTCCAACTTCTGCCATCATAATTTCAATCCCCTAATTATTTAGGTCCAAGCCGAGAACTTTCCGCATCTCGGGCGAGAGATGCTTCGCGGCGTCTTGACCGGACGGGCTTCGCGCCCATTCGTCGCTTTCCTCTTTCGTGGCATCGAACTCACCATTGGCGACACGAGCGGCAAATTTGGGGAATTATATACATGAGTCCCTTGGATCATTTTGAGGCCAGTTTAGCGGCCCGTCGCTTACGGCGGCGCGCGGGTTTTGATTTTGGCTTGGGCCGATACCGCAGCACCTTGTCCACGATGGCGTCGAGGGCTTTACGCTGCATTGTAAAGTCTCGGCATGATCTCGTCCGGCACAGTGAACATGCCTTGCGCTCCACGGTAAGGAATTGGCTTTGGGAACGCCTCGAATACGCTGGCCTCCCAAGCGAAGCGACCCGGCTCAAAATTGCCGCAAGCATAATCGTCTTTTGCCATTTCGGTATCAAACACCATGGGGGCGGTCGGCTTGCAATCAACTAGGAACACACGACCGACGATAGCGCCGCTTGGCAAGTCCATCCCCCAATGGCCGCCGAACTCGCTATCGAGAATGTCCATCAGCCGTTGGCTGTGGTCATCATGCTCAATCCGCTTTGCCGCATGGACGGCAAGCCAACCGCGATGCTTGGTAGGCCAGTGCCGCGTTTCATGGATTTTGATGCCTGATACCCACAGCGATGCCCAAGGTTGCCACAACGAAATAGCCTTATACATTTTCAATCTCCCGGACGTTGTGAGATTTGATGGCGGCGCGAACAGACCCTTCACCGGGGCCAAGGTAATAACACTTATCGCATTCGACGTGACGCCAGCCATTGTCATAGGTGTAGACGGCCAGATTGTCATCTGTGCCGCATTTCGGACAAGGCTTCATTTTTTGATTGGTCGCCATCGTCGCCTCCCTACATTTCCAGATCATCATCGCGCATTGGGCGCGTTGCGGACTTCCTCAATACGACGAAGCCTGTCCTGCTCAAAAGTCTGTGGATTGAATTTCATTGAGTAAACATACTTTGGGGAATTATATAGATGACTCCCTTGGCTCATTTTGAGCGTTCCAACTTAGCCTTGCGCTGCTTGCGTCGGCGCGCGGGCTTCGATTTTGGCTTGGGCCGGTATCGCAGAACTTTGTCCGCGACAGCATCGAGGATAACGGCAATCTCTGCGCGATATTGAGCTGCGGTCATATGTCTATGCCCGCGGCGTGCCGGTTTCGCCGCGCAAAGATCGACGTTTCAACCGCTCTAATTCCGCAATAATCAAAGCGCCAGCACGGACAAGATCGCGGCGGTGATCTTTCGGCTTCCGAGCGACCCGGCTCAAAATTGCCGCAAGCATAAAATACAGCAATCGTCCGGCATGAGTAAGCTGATAGCCGGTGGCCGTCACTGGAAAACGACCGCCAAAATGTCTTTCCATCGGCTCGATCAGACCATCGTCGCATAACTCTCGAAAGATTACCGCTTTGGATTGAAACGGCAGATGACCGTTTATCTCTGCGGCAAAGACGCGCTCTAGCGCGTTGAGGACTTTTTTGGTGGCAGGCTGCGTTCGTCGTGCTGCCGCCGCTGCCCGCTGCAATCCTGCGCCCATAACCGCTCCTATATGCTGTCGTCGTTGTCGCGCACATTCGGCAACTGCTCTTTGCCGTATTGAACCAAGAGATTTAGACCGCGCGCGATTTGCTCGGCATCATGCTTGGCATAAGCGTTCGTGCCGTACTCGTCGGAAATGGCACAGACGAAGCGATACGAATCCGGGCGCTCGTCGTAGACCTCATAACTGATCGAACTGTCTTCCTGATCCTGGCGTGTAACTGCGTATGGTGCATCAGGTTGATAGGTGGCGCGGAGTGGACGCGGCTTTCGTTTCAGCATGACAATCTCAGCCATGATCGATCCTAATTATTAAGCAAAGCTTCAAACGCTTCGACTTTAACCATGTCAGCGGCAAAAAATGTCAGGCGCCCTGCGGTATGCCAGCAGATGATCGGGTGATTGAGTGCTTTGGATTGTTCGCCGCCAAGTTCAAGTCGCTTGGCTTCGCGCAGTGCCTTGATGGCATCGGGCCGATCATAGTCGCAACCGATCAACATGCCAGCGCCTGGATTTGCAAAATTGTGAATGTGCTCGCCTTCCGGCAGCAATGCCTCAGCCTGCTCAGGCGTTAGGATCACTTTGTTGTCTTTAGCCATGACAGATCCTCTTCCTTCAAGCCGCTTCGGCGGCTAACGCTTCAATCTCGATTGCGTGGGTGATGTGCCACTTTCCATCGGCGCGCGGGTATTGCTGCAAGACGTGAGGCACAACGATCTCTGACCAGTCTTTAAGCGTACACCAACCAGAACCATTGTTGATGCAGTTGATGTCAAATATCCCAACGTCGCCATTTCTTATCCCGGCGCCGACCCAATGCGTGAAGCGATAGCGGGCGCGCATAGGAACGCCAGGCTTCGTCCATGGGCCTTCCCACTGGATGCGAGCCATGCCGTAGGTCGGCCAGATCGCACCAATCTTTTTCCAGGCGCATCCAGTCGCTCGCAAAACATCGTTCATCATCGTTGGATTTGTGTAACGCTTCTGATCGAAGCCGGCTGCACTCAGATACGGACGCACCTCGTCGAGCGTCATTGCCAAGACCGCCGCGATGGCACCGGGGCCGCAGTTCGCTCCCCATGAGTCATAGGCACGGTCTGCATCTTCGACGGTGAACCGCGGCGGCTCAATGATCAACGAATCCTCCTCTGAATCTAACGTGGGATCGCAGACAACGCAGCACTCATTTCATCAACTTTCGCATAAAACTCTTCAGGTAAGATTTTCTTATAGTGGTAGCCGGAAAAGTCGCCGGCATAAAACTTGGGGGCGAAAATCTTCCCGATCATGCGGCGATCAGCGCGGTCAGATTTATATTCCCACTCGCCGTCGCTCCGCTCTGTCACCACATAGTCCGTCATGGACTCGTCAATACGGGCGTAGCACTCGTAGCCGCCGCCGGAATCGAACGTATCGCCGTAGGTAACATAAACTGGGAAGGTGGCCTCGACGGTGGCTTTATCCTTTTTGGTGAACTCGATTTCGACCAGCATTTTAGCTCCTAATCCTTGTTGGCTATTTCGAGCAGAACTGCCGCGTGGCAGCAGTCCTCGTATGGATCGTCCTTCGGACACCAGCACGCCAGATTCTTTCCACGTAGCTCCGTGCGCGCCATCGCCACAAGCGTCTCATTCAGCGGGGCGAAACCGTAATAGAGCGAAAATGCGTGCCGCCGATCTTGGACCAATCGGCCTGGGATCATCGGAATTTCTTTGCCGATCACAAACGGATTGCCCCACTTCGTTGTCCGGTCAACTTTCAAGGTGTTTGGCGGCATCCGCCAACCTTTTCTCCGACTAAGTTGGACGCGCTCTGGCATCACGCCGCCATTGCATTTCTGTTCGGAAACTGACGAACCATCAGGTCCGCAGGAATAGGCTGTCTGCCGTCGATCTGCTTCATGAAGAACGAGACGCCAGCCGCGGTACATTGATCTCGCAGCGAGCGCGCCCATTCCAGGTTCATCGGACGGGCACCGTGAC